ATAGACAATATATAAATACTTCTTTTGATAAAGAGTTGTATAAACGAGTTATAGACACAAGGTTTAATCCATTTACGGAAGAACCTATAACAAATGCATCTGAGTTTACACAAGTTTTGCGAAGAATAATTAATACTAGTCCTCGTAGAATTGAAAATGCTAAACAACAGATAATGACTCGTGATAAAATTATTGTCTTTTATAACTACACCTATGAACTTGATATTCTCAAAGAGATTTGTCAAGAATTAAATAGGGCATACTATCAATGGAACGGTCAGAAACATGAACCTATCCCAAATGCTACTGAATGGGTATATTTGGTTCAGTACACGGCCGGGGCAGAGGGATGGAACTGTATTACTACTGATACAATATTGTTTTATTCTCTAAATTATTCTTATCGGATTATGGAGCAATCCGAGGGACGGATAAATCGAGTGAATACCTCCTTTAAGTTTTTATTTTATCTCTATCTTAAATCCCCTGCCTCTATTGATGATGCAATTGAACGCTCCATAAGAAACAAAAAGAAATTTAATGAAAGGAACTGGGTAGAACAAACATGTCCAAACTCGAAAGAGATTTTCAACGAACATTAATTCAGGACCTTCATAATAGATTTCCTGATGCTATTGTTAAGAAAAACGATTCGGGCCATATTCAAGGAATACCCGACTTGTCAGTGGACATTGGTCCATATTCTTATCATTTAGAAGTTAAGCGTAGTGCAAATGCTCCTTATAGACCCAATCAAGAATATTACTTAGAAAAGTATAATTCTATGGGCGGATGGGCTCGTACTATATATCCAGAGAATAAGGAGGAAGTTCTTAATGAAATGGAACAGACATCCCGAGTTCGAAGGTAAACATTCATTTTTAAGCGCTAGTCAATGTCATTGGTTAAAATATGACCCGGAGAAGTTGGTGGAACGCTTTGAAAATGAAAAAGCTAAACAACGGGGAACTGAGCTTCATGAGTTTGCGAGTAATGCAATTCAACATAGAATTCGTTTATTACCAGGGCATACTCATCCAGCAGTTGCTAATTTTGTTAACGATGCAATTGGGTATCGTATGGATAGTGAAGTATTGTTATTTTACTCACCATATGCTTTTGGTACAGCTGACGCTATTAGATATGACCCTCCTAAGAAGGATAATCCTCGTGGATTTCTTAGGATTCATGATTTAAAGACTGGTGTTACTAAACCAAAAATGGAACAATTGCTTGTTTATGCTGCATATTTCTGTTTGGAATACGGTGTAGCTCCTGAGAAGACTGATTTTGAATTGCGTATTTATCAAGGAGAGAACATTGATACTTATATTCCTGAAGCAGAAGACGTGTATGACGTATATCATACAATTAAAGAATTCTCTGGTATTCTTGAGAACAAACCTAAATAGAAAGGACCATATTTGTGATGGATTTACAAGAAGCCTATCTTGAACACCAAGGCACTCCACACCAAGGAAGTATTCCTCATAGTGGACGATACACCTGGGGTTCTGGTGAAAATTCATATCAACGGGCTACATCATGGTCCGATAAAGTTGCAAAATATCGTAAGACTGGATTAAGCGATACTCAAATCGCAAATAAATTAGGTATTACCACGAGCGAATTTCGTGCAAGAAATACTATTGCCAACCAAACTATTCGATTAAAAAATCAATCTATGATTATGGAACTTCACGAGAAAGGATATGGTCCTACTGAAATATCTCGTAGAACTGGTATTCCGGAATCATCTGTTCGTATGAATTTAAATGAACAAGTTCGAAATAATGTTAATCGAATGGAAAGTGTTAAAAATGATCTTAAATCTTTAATTAAAGAAAACCCATATTTGGATGTCGGATTAGGGTCTGCTCAACAATTGGGTATTAAAGAAAATACCTTAAAACGTGCCGTTCAACAATTAGAAGCAGAAGGTTATCATATGCATAAAGTATATGTTAATAATGCTACTAATGATAATCACTGGGTTGAAATGAAGGTTCTTACAAAAGAATCAAATCCAGATATTGTTCGTGAACATAAGCATGAAATTGTTCCTCCTAATTTATATAAAGCCGAAGACGGTTCAACTAAATTAGGTTTGAAACCGATCGAACATATTGATTGGAAGCGTGTTCATATTCGTTATGATGAACAAGGCGGTACCGATAAAGATGGTGTTATGGAATTACGTCCTGGTGTAAAAGACTTGGATTTAGGTGGTTCTAGATATGCACAAGTTCGCATCGGTGTTGGTGGAACTCATTATCTAAAAGGTATGGCGGTATATGGTGATCCTAAAGATTTTCCTAAAGGCGTTGATGTTATTTTTAACACTAATAAGAAACAAGGAACACCAAAAGAGTCTGTTCTTAAGAAATTAAAAGATGACCCAGATAATCCATTCGGCGCTCAAATTAAAGCTAATGGACAAAAAGGTGCTATTAATAAAGTTAATGAAGAAGGAGATTGGGGAACTTGGTCTAAAACCTTATCTTCTCAGTTTGTTTCTAAACAACCTCCTGCTCTTGTAAAAGGTCGTATTCAAACTACTTATGATAAATTACAAAAAGAGTTTGATGAAATAAATAATTTGACAAATCCAGTAATTAAAAAGGCTTTGATGCAAGATTTTGCTGACGGATTGACAACTAAACGTCATAACCTTAAATTAACTGGCTTCGACAGAATGAAAGGTCAAGTTATTTTACCTTTATCTGGTATTAAAGCTAACGAAATTTATGCACCAAACTTTAAGAATGGTGAAAAAGTAGTTCTTGTTCGATATCCTCATGGTGGTATTTTTGAATTACCAGAGTTAACTGTTAACAACAAGCTAGAAAAAGGTCCTGCCAAATTTATGAAGGGCGCGAAAGATGCCGTTGGTATCGACTCATCTGTCGCATCTAAATTATCTGGTGCCGATTTCGATGGCGACACTGTAATGGTTATTCCTAACAATAAAAATGGAATTAAAACAAGTCGTTCATTAAAAGAACTTAAGAACTTCGATACTAACAAATATGCATCTTCGGATCCAAAGATTTTGAAGCGTGACTCAAAAGGTAACTGGCCTGAGAAACAAAGAAAAATGGGAGAAGTATCAAATCTTATTACTGATATGACTCTTAAAGGAGCTAGTCAATCTGAGATTGCTAGAGCCGTTAAACATTCAATGGTTGTTATTGACGCAGAAAAACATAATTTGGATTATAAACGTTCAGAAAGAGAAAATGATATTCCATCACTAAAGAAAAAATATCAAGATCATTTTGATGTTATATCTGGAAAAATAAAAAATGGAGCATCAACTCTTATTTCTAGATCTAAGACTGAGCACCGTACTCTTGAGTATTGGGAGAAAGCTAGAACACCAGAAGAACTTGCAGCAAACCCAAGACTTAAACCAACAATTAAGAAATCAAAAACTGTATCTACAGACCATGTTGTAGAAATGGTTAAGGATGCTAAGACCCTTGGTTCAGGCACCCCTATCGAAAATATGTATGGTGATTATATTAATGCTCTTGGAAAGATGCGAGATAAAGCTAACAAAGTTGTAGATTCAACACCTAACATGACTACAAACAAGGAAGCTAAACTTAAGTACAAGTCTCAAGTAGAATCACTACAGAACAAACTAGATCTTGCTCTATCTAACTCTCCTAGAGAACGTCAAGCGCAGCTCATTGCTAACAAAGTAATAGCTGAGAAACGTGATCCTGACATGCAGAAAGACCAGCTCAAGAAGCTTAAACAACAAGCTATTGCTGCTGCTCGTGTACGTACAGGTGCTGATGGCGCTTCATCTAGGATTACTATTGAGCCTGATGAATGGAAAGCTATTCAGTCTGGTGCTGTGAGTACTAAGATGCTTACTGACATCATTCGCTTCTCTGATTCAGACCGACTCAAGCAGTTAGCTACACCTAAGAAGGAAGATGCTATCAGTCTATCTAAAGCTAACAGAGCTAAAGGTATGCTTAAGAACGGTAGAACCTATGCTGAAGTAGCAGAAGCTTTAGGTGTTAGTGTCTCTACTGTACAGAACTTAGTCTAGAAAGGAGAACGTTATGGACTTAGATTACATTAAAGAAACAACTGTTGTTGATACAATGTTAACAACATACGACAACCCATACAATCCTTTCGTTGACTATGATGCTTGGTTACGTTGGGATACTGAACATGGATACAACACACCAGAGCTATTGGCAGAAGTCTTAGGCAACACTGATGATGTGTTAGACGAAGTCGAAGAAGCTCAACTACATGCAACAGCAATCAATTACATCATTGATGAAGGACCTGTTGAAGGCGTTTGGACTGTATGCAAACCTACAACACCAACACCAATTCGTCTACCAACGAATAATACAGAATAATAAAATTAGAAATAAAAATTTGAACCATAGGGGGGGAGGGTTCGCAAAATTTTCCACCCCCTTGCATCGCCCCACCACCCTAAAATATCCCCGGAGTGGGTTAAAACTCAGATTCTTGGATATAGGAATGGGGTGAAACTATACCAAAAGGAGGTAAAACATGTCACAAGAGAACATGGAACATGTTCGAGCATTAATACATTGGCTTTTATCTCCAGAAGTATTATCTCAGATTGGCGTTTACTTTGGTGTTGGAGCATCAATTGTTGCTTTTGGTTCGAGAGTGTTTAAAAAATTATGGCATAATTTGGAAAAGAAACAAAACGAAGAGATTGAAGGTATTAAAAATTCAATGAAAGCGTTAACTATAAGTTTCCAAGAAATGCAACAAACTCAAGCTAAAGATTTTTTGAGACTGCAAATAATTACGGGTATTCAGTCTGGGAGATTATCTGTTTCGGAATTATTGGCATTGTATGATGAATACATTAATAATGGCGGTAATTCTTACATAACTAGATTAGTTAATGACTACATTGAAGAGCATAAACAAAAGGAGACCACTCATGACAATTGAAAAAATTCTTGATATTGTAACTCTTGTTATCTTTGTAGCACCAGTGGTTTTAGAACTCGTTAAATACCTTGGCGCAGCAACACACAATAAATCTGTAACAACGCTTGCAGACCGTGCAATGATTATTGTATCATCATTGGATAAAGCTTTAATCCCTAATTCTGAGAAGAAACGCGAAGCCCTTGACAAACTGTTAGGATTTGCTAAAGAAACAAAAGTAAATCTTACAGCAGAACAAGCGGAAGATTATATTGAACATGCTGTTCGTGTTCTTCGCGAGCTTCAGGAGAAACCGGAGGTAATCGAAGATGCCCCGGAAGAAAAATAATGACGACTATGTAATTCGTCAAGCATTCACCCCAGAAGGTAGAATGCAACAGTTAACAAAACAAGCATTTGACTTGGCAGAAAAACAGTTACAAGATGGAACTATTGCTCCAAGTACTTTGAATGCATTGTTACGTTACGGAACAATCGAAAATGAAATTCAGCTTGAGAACTTAAAAGCGAAGAAACGACTAAACGAATCTAAAGTAAGTTTAATTGATAGTGAAGTTAAAGGAAAAGGAGATAGCGAAGCTGTAATTGCAGCAATTCGTGGATATGCTCCGTCCGAATCATTATGACTTTACTTACTACCAATAGAGAAGTTCTTCGTGATTTAAGTTATTCAAAGCTTATAACATTTGATTCGTTCGGTGACAGATTAAATTATCTGTCATTAATCAATCGAGGATACAAATCCCCGAGAGATATATCTAATCGATTTTATCGTCATCGATTATGGCGAGAATTGAGAGATTATGTTATTGCAAGAGATATGGGGTACGACTTAGGTGTCCCAGGAGTTCAAATAGAAGGACGAGTTCTTGTTCATCATATGATACCTTTAACCGAAGAGGATATCTTAGAATGGAGAGAGGACATAATTCTTAATCCTGATCTTCTTATAACAACTTCATACGACACTCATGCAATAATCCATTACAAAAAAGTAACTCCGGAATCTCTGTATGTTGAACGAACCGCCGGAGATACAAAACTATGGTGAGGTGGATATGACAATTCTACAAGATGTAAAATCTGTATTAGATTTTGCTTCCGAAGAAGATACAGGATTTGACTCACGACTTATTATGGAACTAGATGGTGTTATAGGTGAATTATCCCAGTTAGTTCAATTGAACTCGGCATTCGAAATGACTGCTGAGTCAAAATGGGAACAACTTCTGAATAACTCGGATGCTCAAATGATGCGTTTGATTAAGCAGTATGTCTACCTCAATATTCGTATTAAGTTCGATCCTCCATTCGGAAGTGTATTGACTTCGTTAGAAAAATCTTTGCAATCTACTGCTCATCGTATAATCATCCAAAAGGAGGATTTTAATGAGCCTAAATGATTCAAAACTTATTGCTGTTGTTTCCGAAGTTGACACTATCGAACATCATGGTGTCAAAGGAATGAAATGGGGTTTTCGTAAAATGAAATCTCGTTTCGGTGCTGGCAATAAAATTAAAAAGGCTAATAAAGCTGCAAACAATAAATGGAAAAAGAAGTATAACAATAGACATGTTATGACTGATAAAGATCTTCGAAATGCTACTAATAGATTACGCATGGAGAATGATTTTGCTGAACAAATCCAAAGAGCAAATAAAATCAATAAAATCAATAAGACCAATGGAAGATCTACTACTAAGGCTATTAAGACCGCTGCAGGTTTTGTAATTCCTACAGTGGCAGGTGTAGCTGTTAAGACATTGGCTAATGATTTTATGAAGAACAAACCTAAGGATTACTCTCCTTTAACAAAACAACTTGTTAAAGTAATTAAGAAATAGGAGATAACGTTTTGGTATTATCCAATAAAGCTTATCCGGAAGAATATATGAAGTTCAAAGAAGCAGTTCTTAGAGGTGAGATTCCGGTTAATCGAATGGTATCTCTAGAAATGAACCGTATTGACTTCTTAATTGAGTCACCGGATTATTACTATGATAATCAAGCGATTGAGGGCTTTGTTAGATTCTGCGAAAACGAGATGACTCTAACAGACGGGAGCGATGTTACGCTGTTGCCGTCCTTTAAATTGTGGGCCGAGTGTGCCCTCGCTTGGTTTTACATTTCCGAGGATAAGGTGTATAATCCTAAACTTGGAAAATGGGAAATTAAAAGTAAATTTAAGCGGCTAACCACAAAACAATATCTTATTGTCGGACGTGGGGCTGCTAAATCTCTATATTCAACATACATGCAGGCATACATGTTGTTGATCGACACATCAACCACTCACCAAGTAGTATCCGCTCCAACAATGAAACAGGCCGAGGAAATTATGGGCCCATTTAGAACTGCTTTGAGTAGAGCAAAAGGTCCTCTAATCAAGTACATGGTTCAGGGTTCTAAGATGACAGGAAACCTGACACAAAAACAATTGTTGGCATCTACTAAGAAGGGTGTTGAAAATTTTGCCACGAATAGTCTATTGGAAATACGGCCTATGTCTGTCGATAAACTACAAGGTTTAAGATGTAAATACGCATCTGTCGATGAATGGCTTTCCGGAGAAGTAAAAGAAGACGTAATCGGAGCAATTGAACAAGGGGCATCTAAGAATGACAATTATCTCATAATCGCTACATCTTCCGAAGGAACTGCTCGGGATGGTGTCGGGGATACTATTAAGATGGAACTAGTAGATATTTTAGAAGGTCGATATTTCAACCCTCATGTGTCTATTTGGTACTATCGATTAGATGATGTTCGGGAAGTTGCTTATCCTGAATTATGGATGAAAGCAAATCCAAATTTAGGAGCCACAGTTTCTTATGAAACTTATCGAAATGAAGTAGAACGTGCTGAAAATCAGCCGGCTACTAGAGCAGATACCTTAGCAAAACGTTTCGGTATTCCTGTTGAAGGTTATACTTACTTCTTTGTTTATGAGGAAACAATCCCTCATAGACCCCAGAACTTTGATGGCATGGAATGTACCCTTGGTGCCGACTTATCTCAAGGTGATGACTTCTGTGCGTTTACATTTTTATTTCCACTTGGACGAGGAAGGTTCGGGGTTAAAACTCGTTCTTATGTTTGTGAATCAAAGCTCAAGAAACTAACCTCGGCGATGAGAAATCGATATGACGAACTTATTGCTGAAGGCACTCTTATAGTGATGGATAGTGTAGTCCTAGATATGAATAGGGTCTATGACGATTTATCCGCTATGATTTATGAACATAAATATACTGTATACGCTTTTGGTTACGACCCATATAATGCCCG